GAGGTGGATTTGGAAACCGAGATTTATTCAAACCAAATTATCCAAATGGTGCCTATGTAATTGGTGATCGTTATCCAGAAATTATTAAGGATGTTCCTCAGCATAAGGAAGGGCAGTATACTGATTTCCAGAAAGATATGGCGTATGCTATTCAGAAAGAAACTGAAGATGAAATGATCAAACTCATCCAAAAAGCACATGACTTAACTGGTGAGAAAAATATTGTTATTTCTGGTGGATATGGTTTGAATTGTGTTGCTAACTATAAATTTAAAAAAGCATTCCCAGATTTCAATTTCTTTGTTGAACCAATTTCTCATGATGGTGGAACATCTATTGGTGGTGCATATCATGTTTATCTGAATAAAGATAAAAAGACTTATCCACAATTACCAGATATTGTCCCTACAGATTCTTTGTATTATGGTCCTCTGTATGATCCCGATGAGTATCTAAACGAGATAGATCTTGAAACAGATCAGTATGAGGTAACTGATACATCATATGATGATGTTGCAAAATTAATTCGTGAAGGGAATATTGTAACTATCTTCCAAGGAAGATCTGAAGGTGGTCCTCGCGCACTTGGTAATAGATCTATTCTTTTTGATCCTACTATCAAAGATGGTAAGGACCTTGTGAACAAAGTAAAGCGTCGTGAATTCTTCCGACCTTTTGCATGTTCTATTCTTGCTGATAAAGTTCATGACTGGTTTGATCTTGCTGGAATGGAAGAAAGTCCTCATATGATGTATGCCGTAGATTGTCTACCAGGTGTTGAAGAAAAGATTCCTTCTGTTATTCATGTTGATGGAACTTGTAGAATTCAAACAGTTACATCTGAGCAGAACAAGCATTACTACAATTTAATTAGTGCATTTGAAAAACTTTCAGATACTCCCATTCTATTCAATACCTCATTTAATCTTGGTGGAGATCCATTAGTTGAAACCATAGAAGATGCTATTGATACTCTGTCTAATAGTGATATTAACTACATGTACTTACCAGAAATACAAAAATTAGTTTTTGTTCCTATTTCAGAATCTAGAAAAGTTTATCACGATAGAGATTTTGTTCAAAATGATTCTAGTATTACTACAGCTGTTTATGATGAGCTATGAAAACAATATGGTGTAATGGGACATTCGATGTCCTTCACCCAGGGCATATAGAATTATTTAAAGTTGCTAAATCCCTGGGTGATAAGGTCATTGTTGCAACAGATAGTGATGAAAAAATTAGAAAAGATAAGGGTTCTTCTAGACCCATAAATGATATCTGTTCAAGATATGCTATGCTTTCTGCAATCAAATATATTGATCAAGTTTTAATTTTTAATGATAGAAAGCATCTTGAAGACTTGATTAAATTATATTCTCCTGATATTATATTATTGGGAAACGATTGGGAAAATGGAGATGTTGTTGGTAGAGAGTATGCCAAAGAAGTTAGATTTCTTCCCAGGTATGGTGGATACTCTAGTACTAAAATTATTGAGAAAGTAAATGAAAGTTCTGCTACTCGGTGATAGTTGTGAAGATGAATATATCTATGGTAGATGTAACAGGATAAGTCCAGAAGCACCAGTACCGATTTTAAAGTATGCAAAAATAAAAACAAAATCTGGTATGGCTGGTAATGTTTGTTTAAACTTACAGTCATTTGGTCTTGATGTAACTTTTCTAACTAATTCAGAAAGAATCGTTAAAACTAGATTCATTGATGAAAAATCAAATCAACAAATTCTCAGAATGGATAATGAGGAGAGAGTAAAACCTCTCCTTGTTCCTGTATCAACTGAAAGTTTTGATGCTGTTGTTATATCTGACTATGACAAAGGATACTTAACTCATGATAAAATTTTCGAGATAGTAGAAAATTCTTCTTGTCCTGTTTTTATTGATAGCAAAAAAAGAATTTTACCGAATAAAGAAAATTGTTTTGTTAAGATTAATGATATTGAGTATGAAAATCTAAGAGAAGACTGTTATATTGATAATCTTATTGTTACTAAAGGATCTGAGGGGTGTGTTTATAAACAAACACTATATCCTGCAGAGAAGGTCAATGTGTATGATGTAGTTGGTGCAGGAGATACTTTTCTTTCCGCCCTAGTTTATGGATATATAACATGTGGAGATATTCAAGTATCTCTTATGTTGGGCAACAGAGCAGCTGCTAAAGCAGTTCAGCAACCAGGTACTTATATTTTGAGTGAGGATGATGTAAATGAGATACTGTATCGACATTGACGGAACTATCTGTAGTCCTACGGTGGGGAGGAACTATCACGAAGCAGAACCCTGGTATGATAGAATAGAAAGAGTAAATAAAATGTATGATGAGGGTCACTACATAATCTACTTTACTGCAAGAGCTATGGGTAGATTTGCTGGTGATCCTAACGCTGCATCTAAAGCAACTGCACTGATGAAAGATTTAACTACAGAACAGTTAAATACTTGGGGGTGTAAGTATCATGAATTAATTCTTGGTAAACCACACGCCGACCTATTCATCGACGACAAAGGAATTAACTGCGATGACTTCTTCAATTAAATATGTCCCCAAAGGATGGGGGTATGAGAAGTGGATAGTCAATAACGAAAAATATTGTGGCAAACTCTTGTTCATTGAGAAAAACAAGAGGTGCTCATGGCACTACCATAAAATAAAAGATGAGACCTTCTACTTGCAGAGTGGTCTCATCTCATTGTATTATGGTTATGATGAAAATTTAGCAAAAGCAGATATTATTGTTCTTGCACCTGGTGATAGATTTCATATTCCAACTGGATTAAAACATCAAATGGTTGCTCTAGAAGACGCTGAACTATTTGAATTTTCAACCCAGCATTTTGATGAGGATAGTTATAGAATACTCACTGGAGATTAAGATATTTGGGGATGGTTGTGAATATATAATCACCCCATAGTTTTTTCGCACAAGTATAATCTTGATATTTACCTTTTAAATGGTCGGGGAATGGAATGTATTCTATATCTCCACCATATTTTTTTATGCAGCATTCTGCAACAAATTGAAAACTAACAGGAGCACTAGTACCTAAATCATAGATACCAGATTTTTTCCCATTATCTAATACTAAATTTACAATATCATCAACACACACAAAGTCTCTTAAGAAGTCTTGAGATCCTTCAAATAGTTTTAGTTTACCTGTTTCTTTAATTTCTTTGGCAAACTTGCTTACAGGACTTGCTTGATTACCTTTGTGCCCTTCACCATCACCATATACATTGAAGTATCTGAATCCTTGAATGAGTGGAAACTTGTCTAAGTTATCTTCAACCCAGTAGTCAACAGTTACTTTAGATAGTGCATAGTAATTCAAAGGATTAATAATTCCTACTTGATTTCCATATACGGATGCCGATGAAGCATACTTTACAGGTATGCTATGCTTAGCAGCCATCGTAAATAACCATCGACTGAAGTCGATGTTGTGCTCATAAATTTTATCCAGATTTGTTTCAGTTGTTGAAGATATTGCCCCTTGATGAATGATCATCTCAACATCATTCCAACTTTTGAAATAATTTCTAAAGTGATGTATGTCTGATTGTTCTACACCGTAAACTTTTTTTCCTCTTCTTTCTAATTCGGTATGAAATTTTTTACCAATAAAACCTTTGTGACCTGTAAGAATAATCATATAAATATTTAAACTTGTTGTATTCGGTTGATATAGATGGCGTTTGGACTTCTAAATTCTATTATACCAGATCCTAATTCAGTACTCAACCTTTATACAGGACCTGCTGGGAAGTTAACTGTAGGTAAGATAACTATTGGTAGTAAAAATTATGATCCTTCTAGAATTCAGATTGGATATAAAGATGGAAGTGATGTAAGATATTTTGAGTATAATCGTTATGTAAAATACGGTGAGGTTATTGAAACCGAGAATATTTATTTGGGCGAAGGGCAAGAGCTTGTTGTAAGATCTACTGAACCTGATGTAAACTTTTTGTTTTATGGGCAGACATATAGTGATACTGTAAATCCACAAAGATCAGGAGTTCTTAGTCATACATTATCAACTGGAACAACAAAACAAGCCATTTATACTGCACCTGCAGGGTCCCAGTCTTCTGTTACAATTTCGATTGTAAATATGGGTCCAGATGTATCCACAGTTAAGTTGGGTATTTCTAATGGTGGGTTGAATGATTTTGATTCTACAGAATACTTAGATTATGGATTTGATATAGGACCTGGGCAAACATATACCAGACCAAATATTAAATTAGATGCTGGACAATCTTTAATAGGATTTTCAAATCCTAAATCTAAGGTATCTTTCTTATGTCATGGTAGATTATATTATGCGGTCAGTGGATTACCCACTAGTGATGACTTCATGGTTCTTGGTAATGCAAGAATAACTGGTAATATTGGTGTTGGAACTACTGCTGCTGTTAAACTAGATGTTCTTGGGGATGCACAGATCTCTGGAATGACCTCAGTGGGTCATAATCTAACTGTTGGTGGTGGATTGGAAGTTGTGGGAATGTCTACATTCTCAGGTATTTCTGTCAACTCTGGTAACATTACTATCACTAGTATTGATACTAACAGAATGTTCCAAGTTGGTGTTGCAACTTTCAGAGGAACTACCAAGATTGAAGGTGAAACTGCAAACTTCCAAACTAATACTTTTAAGGCACAATCAAATCAGGTAGTTCTTGGGTTTGGTACTGCTACTACTTTTAGAGGATATGCTACTGGTGGGTCTGACATTATATTCTTAAATCAACAATTAGAATCCAAAGATTTGTTCAGTAATAATGATCTGATCAATAATGTATTGGTTTCTATAGCATCAGTACCTCAAGGATCTAATCTTACCCTAAACCCTGGGACAAGAATTACTGGAAAATATTATGATGATACTGGTAGAGCAAGATTTCTTACTTTATCAAATCCTATAAGTGGTAATGGTAATGCAGTTTGTACTTTTAGTGTAAATGGACCAGATGACAATACGGCTGCTAATGGTGGAATAGTTATTAAAGGTACTGTAGATAAGCATATTCTCTGGAGACAAAGTTTAAATGCATTTGAATTTACACAGGGAATTAAATTAAATACAGGAACACTGGCAATTGCTGATCAAAATGCAACTATTTCTATAGGAGTTACTAATGTCCTTACTGCAGATACAGTGCTTGGATGTGGTATAGTAACAGCAATCACAAAATCATCAACAGACACAGAAATACCTACCGCAAGAGCAACCTATCTTGCAGCAAGAAATCTTCAGGCATTAAATTACTGGTTAGCTTCATCTAATAGATAAGATGTGCTATAATTATCATATAATTTTTATCAATTGAGATATGAAATTTGAAGTATATACGCGGGACGGTTGTCCATACTGCGAAAAAGTCAAGCAAGTTTTTGAACTCACCAATCAAGAATTTGAAGTTCGTAATCTGGGAGCAGATTTTGATCGTACTGCTTTCTACGAAAAGTTTGGTGATGGATCAACATTTCCCCAGGTAATTTGTGATGGAAGAGAAATCGGAGGATGTACAGAAACAATCCAATACCTCAGAGAAAGCAAAATTCTGTAAGGATACCGACATAAATAAACCAGATTACAATATCGATCGTGGGTTTGAATTTATACTGACGGGAGGAAAACAAAAAGAAACACATCAGACCAAACCTTTTAAATTAGCATTCAATCAGATCATCTCTTTTTTTAAGAGAACGATCAATATAAAGTTTGACTTATCGATAGGGATAAGTAAAAAAAATTAGTTCCTCTGGAGGACAGTAAGATGTTAGCAGTAAGTTTAGTTGTAGGATCTTTCCTAACTGTAATGTTCCTCCTGGTGGGGGTTATTGGTGGATGGGTTGCCAGAGAGTACTTAATGAACTATCATGATGTCCCAAGAGTTCACCCCGAAATGTTTGATGGGCAAGGAAACTTGATTCCAGATGAAGTAATTGCATTTAACTTTGAAAACTATTATGACGACAGCGAAGAAGACGACGAGTAGAAAGAAACCAGCAGCAACTGCTGCAAAGAAACCCGCAGCAAAAAAACCTGCGGCGCAAAAAATTCCAGAACTTCCGCACAATCCATTTGCGTTTGAAGTTCTGGAAGCTGCTTCTAAAATGAGAAGCAAAGCAAATAAAGTAAAAGTTCTCCAACAATATGGAGATATGTCTCTCAAAGCAGTTCTTATCTGGAACTTTGATGAGACCATTGTAACTTTATTGCCAGATGGTCCAGTTCCTTATGGAAGCAATAAAGAAGATGAATTAAGCACAGGATCACTATCTGATAAGATCAATGATGCTGTTGGTAAGATGGGTGAACTTGGATCTACTTCTCTTGGTGCAAACGATCAAGGGTTTACCACCATTCGTAAAGAATATGTCAAGTTCTATAATTTCTTGAAAGGTGGTAATCCAACACTATCATCTCTTCGTAGAGAAACAATGTTCATTGATATTCTCCAAGGATTGCATCCTCTTGAAGCAGAAATTCTTTGTCTAGTAAAAGACAAAAATCTTGAAACAAAATACAAAATCTCTAAAGATGTTGTGTCTGAAGCATTCACTGATATCCAATGGGGAGGTCGTTCTTGAATCTTATGAAAATCATTCACGAAAATTGTGATCCCGAGTTGGCAAATGATAAAACTTTGCCTAATAATGCGTTCCTGATTGAATACAAGATTGATGGAACCTCATATTATGACATATCAGCTGCAGCAAAGCAGTCGGAATTGTTTGATCACTACTACGATAAGTATAAGCGTGATTTCGTTACCATGAAGCAGGCAGAAGGTAGAATCAGTCCTAAACTCTGGGGTAACGAACCACCCAAGTCCAAAAACAAAAAGCGAAAGTAAAACCAAATATAGGGCAAAAAAAATTCGCCAAAATTTTTGCCCCTTAAGGTTTTTTAATATTGTATCGTAAGTTACAAAATTACTTGACTACATAGTGCATAGGAGTTATAATACTCCAGTACGTTCATCTCATGCTCAGTATCCTACTGGCATTGACCCTTGCCCATCATGATGACGGCAACCCCTATGGGTGGCACATGAGTTGTGAAAGGTTCTTACAGAGACGAGTAGAAATCCAAGCAGATCCTAACCTTGACCTTCGGTCAAAGTTGAATCTAATAGGATATCTTAAGTCAAAAGTAGAAGGTCAATGTGAAGGTACATATACATGAGACGCAAGTAAGTCGCGGAACGGAGCGTTCATCCCATGTTAGAATTTCTTCTATCTTCAACAATGAGTTGTGCAAATGCCGATGCTATTATGCTGAGGATTGATGCACATAAAAACCTATCTGATGCTATCAAGATAGAGCTTATAGAGACCGTAAAGGAATCATCACCTCATTGTGTTTGGGACGCAAACGACTGAAGGAACGGGGCGTAAATCCCATTCTTTTAGGAGACCTACTATGAACACCCTAAACATCATCAAAAAGCAAATTAAGAAAGCAGCAGCAATTCACGATGCTCGTATCAGCCATACCACCTATCGTGGTATTGAATATGATACTCGTTGTGTAGAGTCAAAAGTACCCCATGGTACTTTCTGCTATCGTGGTCAAACTTATTCTAAGTGAGGCAACCATGCACGAATTACAAATAGTAACTTATTGTACTATTGTTAGTGTTGCGATTCTAGGTTTACTTTACGGGGAACTCACACTTTTACACAAGAGGTGAGATATGCTGAAGATCAAATTATATTATGATCTTCCAGAATATGATCCCAGTATCCACGATCCAGATAAAGTCTTTAGACTACTAACATATCGTGGAGTGACATATGCCAAATGGGTTCCTCTTAAATCTAGAGGGATACTAAATTGGAGAAATGAGGAGGGTTAACACCCTCCTTTTTTTATGCTATAATTGGTTCAGTGTACACACTATTATGGATAAAGAACGACTGAAGCTTATCGTTCGCAATCTTGAACTTCTTGTTGATGGATTAAAGACTGAAGTGTATTCGGATCCTAGCGCCTACACTTCTAAGCAGGAAAACTTTGATGATCCTGCAGATTATTATCAAACAGATTACGACGAGATTTTCAATGATGACGATGGGTATCCCGACTAACAGAGCAAGAAAACTTATAAAGCTGCTTGAGCGTTTAATCAAGCAAGATCATCTTTATACTGAGGAAAAGATTATAGAGATGAAAAAGCAACTGCATGTTCTCAAGAATGAATTGGCAGTAATTGAAGAAAAAACATCAAAAGGATTTGGTAAATGAGTGTAAAATTGGTAAGTGTAACTCCCGATGCGGAACAGACAATGGCATATGTTGCCCGTGTCTCAAACCCCAATAACCAAGAAAATCCTAACTATGCAAAGTTGTTGGGATATTGTATTAAGCATAATCACTGGTCAGTGTTTGAGCAGAGTTTTATGACTTTGGAGATTGAAACTACTAGGGGACTGGCAGCTCAAATTCTACGTCACCGTTCGTTCACATATCAAGAATTTTCACAACGCTATGCTGATTCTTCCCTACTCGCGGAGACGATCCCTCTACC